GAACCAGAGACGAGCAGGTACATGTTGCCTGTAATTCTCTCGTATCTGCTGCTATGGGTCTACGGCCTAGTAATTCTTTGGACAAACTTAGGAAGGCCACCATTAACTGGATATTCCAACCTCTAGGTAGAAATACTACCGATAAATATTTGGACAAAAATTTTTGGCTGGATTCATCAGACCGATTAATGTATGAAGGAAAGACACCACAACTTTCTGACACCAAATCAGCACGAATGCCAGCATTCTTTGAGCATAGCAATGTCAACCTACCCCAATACGCTTGAGCCTTTACTCGGGCCAAACATAGAGTCAATCCTCCTAGAACTGGAGGAAAAATTTCCACCAGTTAACCCACATCCTAGAGAAACTATAGGAGCAATTATGTATAAATCAGGACAACGATCAGTCATTGAGTGGCTGAGAAATAGATTGGAGGACGACTAATGGCAGCTAGAGAGTACAGCGATTGGAAAGGTCGGATGGCTGATATACTTAGTCAGCTTGGTATCTATGAAAAGGATAAACCAAAACCACCTAGAGGATATGGTTCTACTTGGTCTCCTGATAACCCTTATGGTGATATAATAAATAAATCGAAGTGGGAAGATGCACAAACTACTACTTATGAAGAACGCCAAGCTGAAGCTCGAAAAGCTATAGCAGGAGATTTAGAACAGTTCCATTCAGATTTCCAAGGTGAGCATGGATACCATTGGGATGATGTGCAAGCTTTAAGAGATTTAGATAAAGCATGGAAATTTGAAGGTGATGCTGTATCTGGTTACAATCTAGCTTGGGAAGATTTAAAAGGTACCGCTTCTGGAGATGCTCTTCAAGGACTACTTGATGAAGGATATCATAAACCATACGATCAAAGTTTTGATGAGTATGATAAATCTATTGACTGGGGCTATGGAACGGAAGGAAATAAAGGAAGAGATGTAAAGCTAAATAAACATGTATCCAATTTTAAAAAGAATCAACCACCTAATGTAAGTGTTCGTGAACATGGTTATTATACATCTGGCGAAACAAGTAAACTTGGATTAGATCTTCAACGTATAGGTGATCACACAGCTTGGGATGACGATAAGGATAACGAAGAACTCTACAATAAAAATTTATATAGAGATCTTTATACCAATGCAATAGACTGGAGTTCTTATAACCAGAACGAAAGCATGTGGAAACAAGCTGCTAATATGGCTCGTGATGATATCGATCTGAAATCTCTTAGTAATGAAGAACGAGTTGGTATCTATGGTATTGACTGGTCAGGTGAATTCGACAGAGAAGATGAGATACGTCAAGTCAATCAATGGATGGCAGAGAGAGGATGGGAACACGGTGATGAATCTACATGGAATACAGAGCTTCTTAGTGATTGGTATAAACCTAAACCGATAGATCTAAGTAAGTATCAAGATGATTTAAATAATTTAGCAAATACCTTCGAGTCAACTAGAGATATACAAGCAGCAGATATACAACAACTTAAAGATTTTTATGCATCTCTTTCAGGAGATTTCATGACTGGTTTACAGTCTTTAAAATCAGATTATATATCAGATTTAGAAGAAGCTCAGGCTGGATGGGATGCAGAGAAGGCTACTTTAACCGAACAGATGGAAGCTGATGCTGCTGGTTGGGAAAGTAGAGTTAAAGCTTGGGATCAACAATCAGCTGATTGGGAAAGTGAATTTGCTCAGCAACGCTTGAAATATGAAACAGATCTTGCTGCTCAATTATCTAAACAAGAAGGCCAGTATCTACAAGAAATGGCTATACGAGGTGAGCAATCTCAAGCAGAAATAGATAAATGGCAAAAACAAGCAGCTGATGAAAGAGAACAATTTGCTAAACAGTTAGAAGCTTATGGCCTAGCATCAAGTGATCAGATAGACCAATTAAAAGCTACCTTTGCTCAACAACAGGAAGACAGTAGACTTCAAGAAATAGAAGAAAGATCACATCTAGAATCACAATTATCAGATTTCTATACTACACAGTGGAATCAACAGCAAGATGCTCTAACATCAAAGTATGAAGATTTACTATCTAAAGCAACTACTGAAGCTGAAGCTGCTAGACTTGAACAAGCTAGAGACTATGAACAAAAACAATTAGATCAACAAGCAGCTTGGAAAAAGGAAGCTCAAGAAATAGCTAATAGAGATAGAGTTTATGATGATAGATTATCTGAATTAAAAGCGGAATTAGGTATACAAGAAGGTCTATACGCTGGATTAGATGCAGATTTCAGGAGTTCATTAGATACTTATGATCAATATAATAAAGCTGAACGTGAGGCTATAGAACAACAGTTAGGTACTTTAGGTGTTACACTTGAAGATCAACTATCTTTAGCAGGTCAGCGTAATGAATCTGAACGTCAAGCTTTAGAAGAAAAGTTAGGTATTTCTTTTAAAGATCAACTAGGTACTTTAGGTACATCTTTTGAAGAACAGTTAGCTTCTGCAGGTCAATACGGTGAAGCTGAACGTCAAGCCTTAGCAGAACAGTTAGCTTCAGTTGGTCAGTACAGTGCAGCTGAACGTGATGCTTTAGCAGAACAACTGACTTCAGTTGGTCAATATAGTCAGACTGAACGTGAGGCTTTAGCTAAAAAATTAGCTGAAGAGAAGCAGTTTGGTGCAGAAGAGCGTGAAGCTTTATCTAAACAGTTAACAGAATCAGGACAATTAAGTCAAGAGGAACGTGATGCTATAGCCAAACAACTATCTGAAGCAACTAAATATAGTCAGGCTGAACGTGATGCTTTAGAAAAACAACTAGCTTCAGAAGGTCAATACAATAAGGCTGAACGTGATGCTCTATCAACTAAATTAGGAACTATAAATACTTCTTTAGCACAACAGATAGCAGATGCAAGTAAACTCGGTGCAGAAGAACGAGGTGCATTGTCTGGTGAATTAAGAGGGGAATTTGGTGAAGGTCTAGCAGCACAAAAAGAAGACTGGACTAAAGGTATTACTGGAGCTAAACAAGAATTTACTAAAGGTATTACCGGAGCTAAACAAGAATTCACTGAAGGTATTGATAAAACTAGACGAGAATATCAAGAGGGTTTCGATGTTCAAAAAGCACTGATTGATGAAGGAGCAAGACAAAGACAATCCTTATCAAATGCTATAAAACGTAACGAAGAAATGGCTATACAAAACGCAGAGCGTTCTAGAGTATCAGCTTCTTACGGATCACAGGGTACACCTTTAAATAAAGAAGTACAAGGTGTCAGAACTTTAAACGAACTAAAACCGTCTAGAGCATATGGTGGTGCTAGTGGATCATTCAATCGTAAAGGATTGAGAATTAAAAACTTAAATATATAAAACAATGACAGCTAAATCTAGGTATGATTATTTGTCCAGTGATCGTTCCCAGTTTCTAAATGAAGCGAAAGACGCAGGAGAACTCACCCTACCTTACTTAATACGTGGTCATGAAGAAAATTCAAAAGGCATGAAGCAGCTTAAAACTCCTTGGCAATCCGTTGGAGCCAAAGGAGTTGTTGCTTTAGCTAGTAAATTATCTCTTAGTCTGGTACCACCACAGACTAGTTTCTTCAAACTACAGTTAGACGAGTCACAATTAGGAGAGGAGTTTTCACCAGAAATAAAATCAGAACTTGATTTATCCTTTGCAAAAATAGAGCGTACTATTCTAGATGCTATTGCAGCAACAGATGATCGTGTAGTAATACACCAAGCACTACAACATTTAGTAGTAGGTGGTAATGCTCTTATCTTTATGGGTAAAGAAGGACTGAAACTATTTCCGTTGAATCGCTATGTGATAGAACGAGATGGTAACGGCAACGTGATTGAAATAGTCACAAGAGAAGAAATTAACAAAAAATTAATAGCAAAGCAGGTACCTGAAATATTAGATTATGAAGAAGAAATAGTAGAGAACGATAATATAATAGATGAAACCAAGACTAATAGAGAAGAGGTAGATGTATACACTTATGTCACTAGAGACAATAATAGATTCTTATGGCATCAAGAAGTGTATGATAAAGTTATACCTGGATCACAAGGTAAGTCACCAGTAGATACAACTCCTTGGCTACCACTACGTTTCAATACCGTAGACGGTGAAGCTTACGGAAGAGGTAGAGTTGGTCAGTTTATAGGTGATCTTAAGTCACTTGAAGCACTGTCTCAGGCACTTGTAGAAGGCTCTGCAGCAGCTGCTAAAGTAGTCTTTACTGTATCACCTTCAAGCACTACTAAACCCCAGACGCTGGCCTCTGCAGGCAACGGAGCAATCGTTCAAGGTAGACCAGATGATATAGGTGTAGTACAAGTTGGTAAGACAGCTGACTTCCGTACAGCTTTTGAATTAATGAATACCTTAGAAAGGAGATTAAATGAAGCTTTCCTTATTCTAAGTGTAAGAGATAGTGAAAGAACTACTGCTCAAGAAGTTCAAATGACCCAACTGGAATTAGAACAACAGTTAGGTGGTCTATTCGGATTACTTACTGTAGAATTCCTTGTCCCTTATCTTAATAGAAAACTTAGTGTCTTCCAAAAGACAGGTGAAATACCTAAGATACCAAAAGGTATGGTTAAACCTATCATTGTTGCTGGTATTAACAGCCTTGGTAGGGGTCAAGATGTACAAGCCTTGGGGGCTTTCTTACAGACGATTGCACAGACCATGGGTCCAGATGCTATCCAACAATACATTAATCCTGACGAAGTGATTAAGAGATTAGCTGCAGCTCAAGGTATAGACGTCTTGAACCTTGTTAAGAGTATGGAAGAGAGACAGCAAGAAGAGCAACAAGCTATACAACAGCAGATGCAGATGGAACAGGTTAAACAAGAAGCTAACATGGCTAAAGCTCCTATGAATGATCCATCTAAGAACCCAGCATTAGCTGAACAATTAACTCAAGAAGGAGAATTACCACCTCAATAAATTATGGCAGAAACATTAACATACGAAAATACTCAAGAAGCTACTTCAGTAGAGAATCTTACTCCAGATGAGCAGGATTCTCTAGAAGTAGGAGCAGCATTACAAGAACAACAAGAACAATTACTTGCTGGTAAATATAAGAATGCTGAAGAATTAGAAAGTGCTTATGTCGAACTTCAGAAAAAACTTGGAGAGAAAAGCTCTGAAACTAGCAAAGAAGCTAGGGACACCGAATCTTCTGAACAAGAAACAGACGGAGAAAAAGGAGATGAAGCTGAAAAAGATAATCCAGAAACTAATGTCTTAGACCAGCTATGGGATGAAAGTAGATCTGGTGAAAAGTTTAGTGATGCAGTATTAGATAAATTAAAACAAACTAATCCTGCTGAATTAGCTAAATTACATTTACAATATCGTAGTCAGAATGGACCAAAAGAGTTAACTGATAAACATATAGAATCCCTAAAACAGATAGCAGGAGGTGATCAAAGTTATACTGACATGTTACGATGGGCAAACAATAATTTAAATAAACAAGAGATAGATATGTTTGACCAAGTAATAGAGAAAGGAGATCCACTAGCTGCTTTCTTTGCTGTCAAATCATTAGCTTATAGATGGGAAGATTCTAAAGGAGTAGATGGTAGAATGTTAACAGGTACTACACCTAAAACAGATGCTAATCAATTCCGTAGTCAAGCAGAAGTCGTACAGGCTATGAGTGATCCTAGATACGATAGAGATTCTGCATACAGACAAGACGTTATGAAGAAGCTCGAACGATCTAATGTAAACTTTTAATAGGGATACCGTGGCGACCTGAACTTTCATCCTCGCCCATTAACTTACAATTATTTTAATGAA